CGTGGACGGCATCCAAGGCCGCGCGGTGGCATCGACGGCCCCTACGAACGGGCAGGCGCTCGCGTGGAACAACTCGACGCAGCAGTGGGAGCCGACGTCGATCAGCGCGGGATCGGGGACGGTGACGAGCATCACCGCCGGAACGGGCCTGACCGGCGGCACGATCACGACCAGCGGCACGATCGCGGTGGACTTCGGCACGGGCGCTACGCAGGCCGCGCCGGGGAACCACACGCACACGGCATCTCAGATCAGCGACTCGACGTCGGTTGGCCGATCCGTCCTGACTGCCGCCGACGCCGCCGCCGCGCGCACGGCGATCTCCGCTGCCGCCGCGAGCCACACGCACGCTATCTCCGACGTGTCAGGCCTACAGACCGCGCTCGACGCGAAACTGGACGACAGTCAGGCAAGCGTCACGGGCCTGTCGATCTTGGGCGCTGCCGACGCCGCTGCGGTCAGGTCAACGCTCGGCCTCGCGACGACGGATACGCCCGTCTTTGCAGCCGTCGAGTTTGCAAACGGCGAGCGCATCCGGAACAGCACGAATGGGCGCGTTGACATCGTGCCGCAGCCGACCGGGGCGAGCCGTCACGGCATCTACTTCGACATGGTCGCGGTAGGCGGTCAACTGAACATCGGCACGGTGCGATCCACCGACGGCGCGCTGAACATCGGCAAGATCGTGTTCGACGCCACGCTCGGCGTCGGGACGCTCGACTTTTCGTCGGGTTCGATTCAGGAGACGGTCGGCGACCTGACCCTTGAGAGCGTCGGTGGATCTGTGTATCTGTTCGGCGCGTCCGTGTTCATCAACTCGTACTCGATCCCCGGAACGATCGGAACGGTCGGGCAAGTGCTGACGAGCAACGGGACAAACGCAGTTTGGCAGACGCCTTCCGGCGGCGGAATCAGCGAGGAGGACGCGATCGCATTCGCGGCGGCACTATGAAGAGAATCCTCGACAGAACGGAATTCGTGTTCACACCCGGCGCGGCAGGAGCCGGAGCCATCGCGTTTCGTGGCGCGGCTCCCGCGTTCGAGACGATCCAACTGGTGACGAACGTCACCCGTGGCGTCGTGGTCTACCAGTTCAACAGCACGACGAAGGGATCGGCTGGCTACAACGAGGTAACGAACACGCTGACGCTCGACTTCGACACCTCGACGCACAGCGCGTCGGACGTGCTTCAGGTCATCGTGGACGACATCGAGGACAAGAACGGCTTCACGCGCGTTGGCGGCATTGATCCGCGCGGCTACGCGATGGGCCTGCGCGTCAACGAGCGCGGCCACTTCATCCCAAGCGATCAGGGGATAGTGAGTCGTACGCTTGACCGCGTCGGGTCGATGGCGATGGTCGAGACCACGGGCTACAACTCCGTCGTGGTGCAGATGGCCGGAACGTGGGCCGGAACGCAGACGTTCGAGGTGTCCAACGACGGAACGTCGTGGAATGCCTGCGCCGGATGGTCTGTGACCGGCGGCGCGACTCCGGTTACGTCGGCAACCGCGAACGGTCACTGGATTCTTCCGTGCTTGGGTCGGTATTTCCGCGTCCGGTTCTCGACGTATACGAGCGGCATCGCCGCCGTGAATCTCGTCCTGAAGAACCAGCCTGCGTTCTTTCCTGCGAACTCGCCGAGCATCGCGGCAAACTCGAGCGTCAACGTCTCGCAGGTCGGAGCGGGCGCGATCGTCGCCGAGGACACGGCCTCGACGGCCAACCCGATCATTGTCGGAGGCGTTGCGCGCACCGCGCTTCCTGCCGCCACGGTCGCGGCTGGCGATGCGGTGCGAGCAACCATGACCCTGAGCGGTCAGATCGTGACGAAGCAGAATGCGTCAGCAGACCTTGATTTCTACGTCAACACGATCGCGACTGGCAACCTTCAGTCGCTTCTTCGGGCCGCGCAGGGAGCAGCCGTCCGGCAGAACGTGACGCAGATCACCTATCAGAACACGGCGGCGACGGCCTCGACGTTCACGCTTCAGGACGCCTCTACGACGCTTGTCACGATCAGCGTTCCCGCCAGCATGACCGAGCCGCGTCAGTTGATCTTTCCGACCCCGCTTCGTGGATCGAACAACGTGGCGCTCAACTTTGTCAACGGCACGGCAGGAGCGAACATCCTCCTGAACGTGACCGGCTTCAACTCCTACTGAGAGATTCCCATGCTTCTTCAGAACATCGTCGGACAACCATCCGCAGGCGCGAACAACGCGCTCCTGAACAGCCGCGCAGGACAACTCGGCGACACCATCGTCAGCGAACTCCACGGGCGCTACTACGAGACGAACTATCGCGGCAATGTGTTCCTGCTGTCCGTCTCGACGGCGGCTGCGGTCACCGCCTACACAGGCGGCGCGGGCGGAACTCCGATGCTCGCCGTCTTCAACCCGGTGGGATCGGGCAAGAACCTCGTCATCAGCAAGGTCTCGATCGGCAATGTGGTGGCTGCAACCGCCGCTGGCACGGTCGCATTCGGACTCTACTTCGGAACGACCGCGACCATCACCCAAGCCACGACCGTAGCGCCTTGGAGCATGTCTACGCAGTTGCAGAGCGGCTCGGTCGCGACGGGCTTCCGCAATGTGGCGCTGACCTCGGGCAGCGCAGCGAACAATGTCCTCTCGCTCGGCTCGTACTACTGGGCGACCGCCGCTGGCGTGGCCGACATCTTCAACAACGCGATCGACTTCGAGGGCGCTCTCATCATCCCGCCCGGTGCGTACGTCGCGCTCGGCGGCTCGTCGGCCCTGACCTCGGCGGCGTGGATCGGCTCGATCATGTGGGAAGAAGTGCCTGTCTGATAGGGGGACGCCATGACGAACGCCGAAAGACTCGCGCTTGCGAGGAACAAACTCGCGCGTCTTGAAACCGCTCGGCGTCTCGCATGGGACGCCGGGGAAGAGCAGGCCGTTCGCGACACAGACGCGCTGATCGCGGAGACGCTGGCCCGCATCGCGGACTTGGAGTCGATCCAGTAGGATCGCGGAGGAGGACATCATGGATACAGAGGCATGGCATTCGCAGGCGTGGCAGGATCAGTTCGTGGCGGCGGCGCTGCCGCGCGAGTTCGGCGTGTTCGTTGACATCGGCGCGGGGAATCCGTTCGACGGATCGAACACCGCCTACCTCGAGCGGGAGCGCGGATGGCAAGGCCTCCTCTGCGACCGCCAGTGGGCGCATGAACTGGCACGATGTCGCGAGACGCGCAACATGGTCTTCTCCGATGCGTTGGACGTCGAGTGGGCCAAGGTGCTGCCGCGCCTCGCGCGCGACGGTTGGATCGACTACCTGTCGCTTGACCTCGAGCCTCCGATCCTGACGCTGCAAGTCCTAGCCTCGCTGCCGCTGCGCGACGTTCGGTTCAAGGTCGCGACGATCGAGCATGACCTCTACCGTGGCAACGAGTCGATCCGCGCCGCGATGCGCGGCATCATGTTCGGGTGGGGCTACGAACTGGTCGCGGCTGACGTGTGCTGCGTGGTCGGGGATCGCGCGTCTCCGTTCGAGGACTGGTGGGCCGCGCCGGAGTACGCGCAGGCCGCGCGCGCGGCGGTCGCGTCAGTTGAGCCTGTCACGGTGGAGGGCGTCCTGAATGCCAAGAGGCAAGCCGAAGTCTGACATCGACCCTCGCAAGGTGTTCGAACTCGCCAAACTCGGATGCTCCGTCGAGGAGATCGGGACCGTGCTTGGCTGCGGTCGCGCGACCCTGCATCGTCGCTTCCAGAAGGAACTCGACAAGGGCCGCGACGATCTGCGGACGAGCCTTCGCCGGTGGCAGTACATGAAGGCGCGAGAGGGCAGCATCCCGATGTTGATTTGGCTTGGCAAGCAGTATCTCGAGCAGCGCGACAAGGCCGACACGACGGTACGCGAGGAGGTCGTGACGATCGAGGAACTGCCGCCGAAGCCTCCGAGCGCAGATTGAAAGTCCAACTCCGACCGCTTTCCGAGATCCTGCACCAAAGCCAGTTGCAGGTCGATTCGCAACTCGCGCGGTTCTCCGTGCTTGAGATCGGACGGCGATGGGGCAAGACGACCTACGGCAAGGTCAAGGCCATGCGGAAGGCGGTCAAGCGCGGGCGCGTCGGCTGGTTCGCACCGACGTACAAGTACCTTGCCGACCCGATGCGCGACATCGAGATCGCGCTTGCGCCCGTGACGAAGCGGCTCGACCGGGTCGAGAAGCGAATGGAACTCGTCACCGGCGGCGTCATCGACTTCTGGACGCTCGAGGACATCGACGCGGGACGATCCCGCTTCTACGACCTGATCGTGTGCGACGAGGCGGGCTTCGTCCCGAATCTTCTGAAGTGGTGGCGCGAAGCGGCCCGCCCGACGCTCGCCGACCGCAAGGGTTCCGCGCTCTTCCTCGGGACGCCGAAGGGAACGGGCGACTTCCACCGCCTGTTCACCGAGGCGGAAGGTGACACAACTGGCGAGATGCAGGCCTTCCGCATCGGAACGCGCCACAACCCGCATATCGACTCCGACGAAGTCGAGGCAGCGCGGCGCTCGCTCCCGCCGGAGGTGTTCGCGCAGGAATACGAGGGCGTCCCGGCAGAGGACGGAGGCAACCCGTTCGGACTCGACGCGATCCGCGCCTGCATCGGCGCGATGTCCGAGGCCGCGCCCGAGTGCTGGGGCGTCGATCTCGCCAAGAGCCAAGACTACACCGTGGCCGTTGCGCTCGACAAGGACGGCGCGGTGTGCCGCCTCGACCGATGGCAGGCTCCGTGGTCGGTCACGCGCGAGAGGCTGGCGAAGATGCTCGGCGACCGTCCCGCGCAGATCGACTCGACGGGCGTCGGCGATCCGATCGTGGAGGATCTACGCAAGGTCTGCCGCCGCGCCGAGGGCTTCAAGTTCACCTCGCAGAGCAAGCAGCAACTCATGGAAGGGCTGCAAATCTCGGTGCAGGGACGCGACATCCGCTACCCGGACGGCTGGCTTCGCGCTGAACTTGAGTCATTCGGCTACCGATACTCGGGGAGGAACGTCTCCTACGAGGCGACAACGGGTCACGACGACGGCGTGTGCGCGCTGGCGCTTGCCGTCCATGCGAGGCGGCAGAAGAAACCCCTGATTATGAAGGTCATCTGATGTCGCGATTCCTGAGTCTGTTCAGAAAGTCCGTGACCGACGCGCGCAAGTGGATGCAGTCCTCCACGCGGGTCATCAGCGGAGACGCGGCGCGTCCGACGTTCTCGAACGGCGCGGCCATCAGGTACTACAACTCATGGATCTACGCCGCCGCGAACCTGAACGCCTACGCGGTCGCTTCGCAGCCGTTGCGCCTGTACGTCAGGAACCGCAGCGCCGGTACGAAACTGTGGAACACACGCAGGACGGATCGCCGCACGAAGGCGTACCTGTCCGGATCGCTCGACCAGTTGCCATCGCGATACGCGCTGACGAAGGCAGCGGAGTTCGGCGACGACTACGAGATCGTCACCGAGAACCATCCTGTCCTCGACTTGCTGTCGAAGGCGAACCCGTGGCAGAACGGCTTCGAGCAGACCGTCCTGCGTGTGCTGTACCTCGAACTCACGGGCAACGCCTACCTGCACCCGGTGCTTGACCGCCGCCTCGGAATCCCCGTCGAGTTGTGGACGATGCCTTCGCCGTGGGTCGAGATCGTCCCCGGAACCGAGGAGTTCATCGACGGCTACCTGTACGGCGTGTCGTACGAGAAGCGGGCCTTCTTCGAGGTGGACGAGGTCATCCACTTCAAGCGCCCGAACCCGAAGGACATCTACTACGGCATGGGAAAGGTGGAGGCGGCGTGGGGCGCGGCGACGAACAACGAGTCGCTGCACGACATGGACTACCACTGGTTCGCGAACAAGGCGCGGCCCGACTACCTGCTGACGATCAAGGGGGACGCCAGCACGGAGGAGATTGATCGGCTTGAGGCGCAGATCGACAGCAAGTTGCGGGGTACGCGCCGGACGGGCCGCTTCCTGACTGCCACCGCAGACATCGACATCAAGCCGCTGTCTTTCTCGCCGAAGGACATGATGGGCCGCGAGCAGATCGTGGAGGAGATTGCGGCGGTGTTCGGCGTCCCGGTGTCGATGCTGAAGGCGAACGATCCGAACCTCGCGAGCGCGACGGTAGGCTTCACGTCGTGGAAGGCGACCAGCGTCCTTCCGCTGATGCGGATGGATGAGGAGGTGCTGAATCAAACGCTGCTGCCGATGTTCGGCATCGCCGAGGATGCGTTCCTCGCGTACGACAACCCGGTTGGAGCCGACGAGAAGTTCGAGTACGAGAAGCGGCGCGGGTACACCGCTGGCGGCATCCTGACGGCGAACGAGGCTCGCGAGATGGAGGGCTTGGAGAGGCTGGAAGATCCGAGCGCGGATCGACTCCTCATCAACGGCCAGCCGCTCGGCGGCCAGCCGCCGCAGCCCGCCGCTTCGCCGTTCGCTGGCCTGTTCGGTGCGTCGGCGCAGCCCGCAGCGCCCGCAGCGCCCGCAGCGCCCGAGGTTGAGGCCAAGTCGATCGAGAAGAAGGACGCGCTCTCCGACTGCGTGTCCGGCAAGATCGGGAAACTGGTTGACGAGGGCTACGAGCAGGATCAGGCCGTCGCCATCGCCTACTCCATGTGCCAAGGCAAGGGACTCGAGGAGGCCATCGGCAAGGCCGAGGTCGGCGGCATCGACACGAAGCCGCCTGCGTCCGTCGCCGAGAACGCGCGCCGCGCTCTCGAGGTGCGCGAGACGAAGCCGGAATCGCAGCGCGGCATGACCGAGGTCGGCATCGCCCGCGCCCGCGACCTCGCGAACCGCGCCAACTTGAGCGAGGACACGATCCGCCGCATGGTCGCCTACTTCGAGCGCCATGAGAAGGACAAGCAGGGCGAGACGTGGGACGAGCAGGGCAAGGGCTGGCAGGCGTGGAACGGATGGGGCGGCGACGAGGGCTTTACGTGGGCGAAGGCCAAGGTCGAGGAGTTCGACCGCGCGCGCGCAAAGAAGTCCTGCGGCTGCGGTTGCGCCTCGCGAAAGACCGTCAAGCAGTCGGAGTTCGTCGGCAAGCATCAGCCTGACCTTGCGGGATGGCTGCGCGTGAAGAACGCCGAGAAGGAGGCCGAGAAGATCGGCAAGGCCGAGGACGAGGCGTCCAAGGCCGTATCCCGCGTGTTCGACGCGCAGGTGGCTGCGGTCCTCGACGAACTGTCCAAGGCCGAGAGGCCGACCGCCGATCTCATCTCGCGCGCCGAGCGCATCCTCCGCAGTCGTAACTACCAGCGCGAACTGGTGGACGCGCTTGCGCCCTACTTGCGCGAAGCGATCTCGACCGGCGCGAACATCGGCCTCGACACCGTCGCGAAGGTTTCCAGCGGCGTGGACTTCGAACTGGAGCGGGCAGACCTCGCGAAGTACGCCGAGTCGGAGTCGATCCGGCTGGCGCGGCAGACGGCGTCCGGCGTCGTGGAGACGCAGACCGTCCGCGTCCGCGAGGTGCTTGGCACGGGCCTCGAGAACGGCGAGAACACGCAGAAACTCGCGGCCCGGGTTCAGGACTGGGCAGAGTCGCAGAAGGATCAGGACGGATCGTGGAGCCGCGCGCGCACCGTCGCCCGCACCGAGTCGGCGCGCGCCGCGCGGACGGCAGAGGTCGAGGCGTGGTCTGCAACGGGCGTCGTGAAGGGGAAGACGTGGCTCCTCGCGCCGGACCCGTGCGAGTTCTGCGAGGCCGCCGCAAAGCAGTACGGCGAGAAGTCGATCGGCGTCGGCGATACGTTCTTCAAGAAGGGCGACATCCTGACGGGCGCTGACGGCGGCGCGATGGTCCTCGACTACGAAGACGTCGCTGGTCCGCCGCTGCACCCCAACTGCCGATGCTCGATGCTCCCGGTGCTGGACGACGAGTTCGAAGCCATCTCGCGCGAGATCGACGCCAGCGCCGCAGGCGAAGCCGAGCGACGTCGAATCGCCATCGATGCAGGAATCAACCCATGAACACGATCAACCGCAAGGCGCTCCCGGCGCGGCTCGAGGGAACCGCGAAGGGGTTCACCGCAGTAATCACCGCAGAGACGATCGACCGGGACGGCGAGGTGCTGATCCCGCAGGGCATGAACTCCAAGGAGTTCGAGCAGAACCCGGTCCTCTTCTGGAACCACGACTACTCCGAGCCTGTCGGAAAGTGCGTCGGCATTAAGCGCAGGGAGCGCGACATCGTCGGGGAGTTCGCGTTCGCGCAGCGCCCGGACGGCTACTCGGGCGAGTTCTTCCCCGAGGTCGCCGCCGCGCTGGTTGGGCAGGGGATCGTCAACGGCGTGAGCGTCGGCTACGTTCCGGAGGAGGGCGGGACGCGCCGCGCGACCGAGGTGGACCGCAAGAAGTACGGCGGCAACGTCTCCACGATCTTCTCGCGCTGGAAGTTGCTCGAGGTCAGCCTCGCGCCGCTTCAGGCGAACCCGGAGGCGCTCATCACCGCCGTCAAGAAGGGCATCGTCTCGCCGGTCGCCGCGAAGCGGTGGTTTGGCGTCGATGCGCCGAAGCGCGTGGTCGTGACGGTGAACGTGCCTGCGGCCTCAACTCGCGCGAAGCGCGCGCCGATTGACCTTGACAGCATCGTGCGGCGCGAGATCGCCCGTGCGAAAGGCTCGATCTATCTCTGACCGGGTGTACCTACGGCGAGTGCCTGCAAGACACCCTCGGGCGTGAAGAGAGAGATCAGCCGAACTGATGGAGTTTCACCATGAAGACCATGAACCTCAGCGACTTCTCGACCGTTCTCGAGAAGGCCGCGAAGCAGAAGGGCGAGGCTGGCGTCATCGCGCAGAAGGCGCTCGTCCTTGAGAACTACATGATCGTTGACGAGGCCGGAATGGCCGTCGATCCGTCGTCTCTCGACGTCGTCATCAAGGCTGCGGCTCCGGCTGCGGCCCCGGAGATCGAGGCGGACGCCGCCAGCGCCGAGGAGATCGCGAAGAGCGTTCGCAAGAACCTCGCGCAGGAAGTCCTCGCGCACAAGTTCCACGTCCGCGCCGAGATGGGCAAGGACTGGGAGAAGGCGCGCGTCTTCGGTCGCCTGAAGAACCTCAAGACCACCGAATCGGCCTACAAGTTCGGTCGCTGGGCGCTCGGCGCTCTCGGCCACGTCAAGTCGGCTGAGTGGTGCAAGTCGAACGGCCTTCCGCTCATCCGCATGAAGGGCCACATCGAGGGCATCAACTCGCAGGGCGGCTTCGCCGTTCCTGAGGAGTTCGAGTCGGAACTCATCACCCTCCGCGAGCAGTACGGCGTGTTCCGCCGCAACGCGCGCGTCGTGGCGATGGGTTCGGACACGAAGCGCCTTCCGAAGCGCGCATCGACCGTGACCGCGTACTTCGTCGGCGAGGCGCAGGCCATCACCGAGTCGCAGCAGGTTCTCGATCAGGTGCAGTTGGTCGCCAAGAAGTTGGGCGTCCTCACCACCATCTCGAGCGAACTGAACGAGGACAACGTGGTTGGCCTCGGCGACGACCTCGCTGGCGAGATCGCGTACGCCTTCGCGCTCAAGGAGGACGACTGCGGCTTCAACGGCGACGGCACGTCCACCTACGGCGGCATCGTCGGCCTCGCGAACGCCCTGACCGACGCGACCTATCAGGTCAGCGACGGCAGCGCGACGACCTACGCTTCGGTCACGCAGGCCGAGATTTCGGCTGCGCTCCGCAAGTTGCCCGCGTGGGCGGCGCAGCGCAACAACATCAAGGTCTTCTGCTCCAAGAACGCCTACCACGGCGTCTTCGAGCGCCTTGCGATGGCGGCTGGCGGCGTGACCGCTGCCGAGATGGCCAACGGACTCGCCAATCCGCGATTCTTCGGCTACCCGGTCGAGTTCGCGCAGGTGATCCCCGTCACCGAGTCGGCAGGCGCGACCTTCGCCTACATCGGCGATCTCGCGCAAGGCTGCATCTTCGGCGACCGCCGACAGCAGACGGTCGCGTTCTCCGACTCGGCGCTCAATGCGTTCGAGCAGGACGAACTCGCGGTGCGCGGAACCCAGCGGTTCGACATCGTGTGCGCCAACGTCGGCTCCTCCAGCGCGTACGGCGCAATGGTGAAGTTGACCCTCTGAACCTCCCATGCGGCGGCGGGGGCCGGATGAACTCCGGCCCCTGCCGCAGCCCACCACCACCACCCGCAAGGACAAACTCCCATGCGTCAGAACAGCAAGTTCATCATCGCCGCCATCGGCGCAACCAACGTCACGACCCTCACGGCGTCGATCGACACGCGCGGATTCTCCTACGCGCGCATCTACTGCATCGCAAACAGCACGGCTGCCGTCCACACGACCGGCGCGAACAACACCCTGGCCGAGAACGACGACAACAGCACGAACTGGACGACCATCAGCGCCGCCGGTTCCGGCACGGCGTACACGCCCAGCACCAACACCGTCGCGACGACCCTCGCGAAGATCGTCTACGAAGTGGACCTGCGCGGACGTCGCCGCTACCTGCGCCCGACGTTCGGCCTCGCGTCCACCTCCGAGCCGATCATCATGGTCGAACTGTCGGAGCCGAGCGACGGCTGCACGACCGCAGCGGAGATCGGCACGGCCAATCTCTCGCAGGTCTGATCGAATCCCGATCCTCTGTAGGATGGGGGGAGGGCTACGGCCCTCCCTCCATCTGTGGAGGATCACAACACGGAGGAACGCATGACGAGGACTACAGAGGACGTTCTCGACTTCGGCGACGAACTCGCCAAGGCCGAGGTTGGCAAGGAACTGGAACGGGCGAAGGAATGCGCCGCGAGGCTGGCCGATGGCCAGCGCGCGGCGTTCGTCGTTCCGGACTACGACATGGCGCACGCGGCCTACGGCAGCGGCGATGGCAGCGTCGAGGAGATGGCGCTCGGGAACGGCAGGTACAAGAGCCTGTGGAACCGCGAGAAGTTGAGCCGCGTCCTCGACATGGCCGGATTGCAGCGGCTCGGCCCGATCGAGCGCGAGGGCAACACGCTCCGCGCGGTCGCGCGTAAGTTCGCGCTGCCGATGCCGAAACTCCCGATGCGAGACGTGAAGGCCATCATGTCGATGCCGCGAATCGCATGGACCGACACGATGGCCGCTACGCACCTGACGTGCGCGCGGCTCGGCATCGACTTCCTCAAGTCCACCGGGGTCTTTTGGGGCCAGTGCCTCGAGCGGATCATGGAGGAAGTCTGCGAGGAGGCCGAGCGCAAGTACGTCCTGACGATCGACTTCGACTCGATCTTCGATGAGAACGACGTCATCCGCCTGTGGCAGATCATGGAGACGCGGCCAGACGTGGACGCGCTGTTTCCGCTTCAGATCGGGCGCGACCGGAACAACGTGCTGCTGACGATGCTCGACGCGGACGGCAAGCGCCGGACGAAGGTCGAATCGACGGAGTTCCACACGGACGCCATCGAGTGCGAGACGGGTCATTTCGGCCTGTCGCTGATCCGCACCGACGCGCTGCGCCGGATGCCAAAGCCTTGGTTCCACTCGAAGCCCGACGCGGACAACCGCTGGGGTCCGTTGAAGACCGACGACGACATCTGGTTCTGGCATCGCTTCCGAGAGGCGGGGAACGTGGTCGCCGCGTCTCCGCGCGTCCGGATCGGACATCTCCAGTTGACCGTGACTTGGCCGGGGGAAAACCTCGAGGTCGTGAACCAGTGGTCCGGCGACTACACGAAGCACGGGAGGCCCGAATCGTGCAAGACCTACTGATGTGCCTGCGGAACTGCGCGGTCTTCGTGCCGGGTTCCGGAAGGCGCGAACTAAGGCCGGGAGCCGTGTTCAACGCAGACGGTGCGACGGCGGATCGGCTTGTCGATGGCGGCTACGCCAAGAGGCTGATCGAGCCTGCGCCGCTGTTCGCGGATTCCACCCGCCCGCCGAAAGCGCCGAAGAGGAAGCCGAAGGAGTCGTAGCCAATGGCGGTAGCCGCAACGTCGCTCGTAACACTCGCGGAGGCAAAGACGTTCCTCGGCGTCACGTCGGGGGCAAACGACGCCATCCTCGAGTCGTGCATCGACCGCGCGTCGAAGTGGGTCGAGACGTACTGCGGTCGCCGGTTCACCGACGCCCGGGTACAGGAGGTCCATGACTCCTACGGCGCGGATCGGATCGTGCT